AAAAAGGCAAATGGCAAGTGGTTTACAGATGGAAACGGTTCTGTCCTCAACATCCCGTCAGATAAAAACGATATCTCTAGAATGGCAGAACTAAAAAAGACTGCAATGCATTACGGAGATCCAGGAGATGGTACCTGTGTATTTGTTCCAGGGCTAACAAGAGTAAGTGAAGAAGAATACTCAGAACAAGTTGATCGACTAAATGCTGGACTAATACCTTCTTTAAATGACCTAGGTGCTGTTCAAGCAGCAAAAGATACAATTGCTAAATATGGGGATGAGGATTAATTATGCAAGACAATGAGTACGAAATTGGTGCAAGAATTGATGAAGCAGTAAAGAAAGACGACACATTTTCAAAGTCAGATCCATTTAATGGAAACTGGGATTCATTAAAATCTCTTGACGGGCTAGAGGCAAATTTTAAAAGACGCATAAGCAGATCTACATCAAAGATGGTTGAGCCAACAACACAATATACAACTGCAGCACTTGCTGGAAAAAGCGGTATTGATGGAGCACAATCAAAAGAGATAAACCCAGGGCTGGTATATGTAAACGGATACGGAATGTTTGATGTTATTACACCACCATGGAACCTATACGAATTAGCAAACTACTACGACACTTCATTTGCAAACCACGCAGCAATCGATGCTAAGGTAGAAAACATTGTAGGGCTTGGATATGAATTTAAGGTTTCTCAAAGAACGATGATGAGACTTGAATCATCAGAAGATAACAGTGCGACACAGAAGGCACGAAAGAGAATTGAAAGAACAAAGATTGAAGCACGAGACTGGTTAGAGTCACTTAATGATGACGACTCATTTACGGCAACAATGGAAAAGGTTTACACAGACCTACAGTCAACAGGAAATGGCTACTTAGAAATTGGAAGAACAACTCGTGGAGAAATTGGATACGTTGGACATATACCAGCAACAACAATGCGAGTACGAAGAATCAAGGATGGATATGTACAGATCATTGGAAACAAGATCGTATACTTCCGTAACTTTGGAGCAAAAAACCAAAACCCATTAACAACAGATGCTAGACCAAACGAGATCATTCACTTTAAGCAATACTCACCTCTCAATACATTCTATGGAGTGCCAGACATTATGTCGGCTATCAACTCATTACATGGAGACTCATTAGCCTCACAATACAATATTGATTATTTTGCAAACAAGGCAGTACCACGTTATGTTGTAACGTTGAAGGGTGCGAAACTTTCTGGAGATGCAGAAGACAAGATGTTTAGATTCTTGCAGACAAGTCTCAGGGGGCAATCGCACAGAACGCTATATATTCCACTTCCAGGTGATAGCGAAAACAACAAAGTTGAATTTAAAATGGAACCTATCGAAGACGGTATACAGGACGGCTCATTTAAAGAGTATCGTAAACAAAACCGTGATGATATCCTAGTAGCACATCAGGTGCCACTGTCTAAACTTGGGGGTGGCGATTCTGGATCTATAGCAGCAGCACTTGCACAGGATCGTACCTTTAAGGAGCAGGTTGCAAGACCAGCACAAAGACAACTTGAAAAAATGATCAACAAGATTATTCGTGAAAAAACAGACATCATTGAATTTGCGTTTAACGAACTAACACTTACAGATGAAATTGCTCAGTCTCAAATTCTTGAGCGTTATGTTAAGAATCAGATCATGACTCCTAACGAGGCAAGAGTTGTTTTAGATATGCCACAAAGAGATGGTGGTGATGAGGTCCTAGACCTTAAGCCAGAGGCAGCAGCAGAGGCAACTACAACAAGAGCAAGAGATTCTGAAAGAACAAATAATAATTCCGACAGCAGTTCAACAGTTGCTGGAAGAGCCCCAAAGGGAGAGGGAAGAAAAACTCCTTAATGTCCAATATGTCCACATTGTGATATATGTACAAAAAGGGGTTTATAATATAATGGTGAGCAATATATCCAAGGCCCATTGGAACTCAGATGGGGAAAATTTACGTCTTTCTATGCCACTTACTAAAGTGGACAAGGAGCGTCGAATCGTTTCTGGATTTGCATCTTTAGACAATATTGATAAGCAAGATGATATCGTAACTGCAGAAGCATCGATGGATGCATTTGCAAAATTCCGAGGGAACATTAGAGAAATGCATCAGCCACTAGCAGTAGGCAAGATGGTATCATTCAAAGCAGATAAGTATTTTGATCCAGACTCAAAGAAGTTTTATAACGGAGTATTTGTATCAGCATATGTCTCAAAGGGTGCACAAGATACTTGGGAAAAGGTTCTAGACGGAACCCTAACTGGTTTTTCAATTGGTGGAAGAATGAACAAGTGGGACGATGGGTTTGACGAAAAGTCAGACAAGGCAATTAGAATTATTAAGCAGTATGATTTAGTTGAGTTGAGTCTTGTAGATTCCCCAGCAAATCAATTTGCAAATATTGTATCTGTTGAAAAGGTTGATGGCGTAGATGTTATCAAGGCTGATGAAACAGTTTTAGAAAATGTTTTTTATGATAAGGAATCAGGCATTGTTATGGTTTCAGAAAATGAATCAGAGTTAAGCCCAACTACTGGTGAACAAATGGCAAATATAGGTTTCGTTGAAAAAACGGATAATGAAAAGACAGACATGATAAAATTCTTAGTTGATAGTGCTAAAGGCATTAATACTTCTAAGATTAACAAGGAGGTACAACCTATGACAAAATCAAAAACACAAGTTGAAAAAACAGACGTAGTTGAAGATGTTGTGGTCGCTCCAGAGGCAGATGCATCAGTTGCAGAAGTTATTGAAGAAGTTGCTAAGGCAGAAGAGGTTGAGGCAACAGATGTTGTCAAGACAGACGAAGTTGTAGCAGAAGAGATTGCTAAAGCAGAAGATGCTGAAGCAATTGACACAGTAACAGAAGCAGTTGTAGAAGTATCTAAGTCAGAAGAGGTAATTGCAGAAGCAGTTACCGAAATGAAAAATACTCTAGAATCAGCCTTTAGCGATCTAGTGTCAACAGTAAAGTCTTTGCAAGCAGAAGTAGAACTTCTTAAGTCTTCAAAGGTAGATGTTGATACAGTAAAAGATTCATTCGCAGCAGTTGCAAAAGACATTGCAGCAGTATCAAATGAATTTAATGAATTTGGAAAACGAGTAGACGCTGTGGAAGCAGACACCGCATTCCGAAAGTCTGGAGATATCGGCGATATCTTCCAGTCTCAACCTGAAATGGTTGAAAAATCCCTATGGGGCGGTAGTTTCCTCAAAACAGCCGATCTATTCAAATGAACAAATCACTAGGAGGTGACAATATGTCAGAAGAAATAATCAAAAACCAGCCAGGCGCTGCAGGAGATCTAGGTGCAACAGCACCAGGACTTTACCAGGGTCAAGGTGCTTTCGCATCAGGTGGAATTGGTGGAGTATCAAACCCAGGAGCAGACACACTGGGCAACATTCCAACAGCAACTCTTGGAACTACAAGCGGAGCAAACGCTGTTAACCCTAGTGGTTCAGCGGCTTCTGGAATTTTGCGCCCTGAGCAGGCACGTCGTTTTATCGACTATGTTTGGGATGCAACAGTATTAGCAAAGGATGGCCGTCGTGTAACAATGAAGGCTAATTCTATGGAACTTGAGAAGGTAAACGTCGGTGAGCGTGTAATTCGTGCAGCAGCGCAAGCAATTGGTACATACACAAACACAGGTGCAACATTCTCTAAGGTCGAACTTACTACCAAGAAGATTCGTCTTGATTGGGAAGTAACAGCAGAATCATTAGAAGATGGTGTAGAAGGTGACGCTCTAGAAGATCACTTAGTACGCTTGATGACTAACGCATTCGCAAACGATATCGAAGATCTCGCTATCAATGGTGACGGAGCGACAGGTTCATTCTTGTCAATCATGGACGGATTTATCAGCAAGGCAAAGACTGGAACAGGTGCTGGACAAGCACACGAGTCAGTTGTAACTGTAACAGATAACGCCTTCACCCCTGATGTAATGCAGGGTATTATCAATGCAATGCCACGTAAGTACCGTGCACTTAAGAACAATCTTAAGTTCTACGCAGGTACAGACACATTCGGTGGAATCGTTAAGCATAACGGTACACTTGCTGATGCAGTTGCAGAAGCATTTGCAGGACAGATGCCAGGATCAACCCAGGCAAACCGTCAATCATATCTTGATGGCGTAGGACAGACATTCGGTGGAGCACGTACAACACGTGTTCTCGGAATTGAAGTTCAGGAAGTTCCTTACTACCCAGCAGGCTATATCGANTTGACATTCCCTGCAAACCGTGTATGGGGATTCCAACGCGACATCGTTGTAAACCGTGANTACGTAGCAAAGAAGGACACAATTGAATACACAGTATTCGTCCGCTTTGGTATTCAATGGGAAGAAGAGGATGCAATNGCATTCGCTGACGCTGCAGCAGAGTAATCTGTAAACAGTACCTTTAATGGGGGGCGGGAGTTCACTCTCCTGTCCCCCTTAATACTTTAATGATATAATACAAACAAGGAGGATACAATGGAAAATAATAATTACAACAATCCGTTTTCAGCAGATAATGCAGAAGAGCAAGACCATGTCGAAGCCCCAGTGGTAGAGGCACTAGTAGAGCATGTAGAAGAGCCAGCAGAAGAGCCAGTTATTGAAGCACCAGTTGTCGAGGCAGTAGTCGAAGCACCTGCAGCAGCAGAGCCAGTTCAGGCACTAGGATTTACAGAAACAGGCGCTATTGGATCAATGGCAGCAGACGGTCCAAGCAAGACAATCAACTCAGAGGTTAACCTTTCAGGAAAGGTAGCACTTCACTCAACAAAGAGCGTTCACTGGCAAGAAGTTGGAACTCTTAGCAGAGGATATAACATCGTAACACAAAAGCAAGCAGACAAGTGGCTAACTAGATCACATGTTAGAATTGCTACACCAGAAGAAATCCAGAAGGCTTTCGGATAATTAAAGATGGAGATATTGAGAGTTTCGCCGTATTCAGATATACCTGTTAATTTTGTAGTTCCTGCGGGAATAACATCATC